GATATTTCATTCTCAATTAGACCTATTACTATTATTCCCATTTATATTTTCACTATGTAAATAGCTGTACCCATTGATATTGCTACATTCCAGGTTTTTGTTCAACTTCTCAAAATTATCATTTTGTATAATTAGTTTTGTATCCTTTCATGTACCGGGGGTAGTTTACAAAAATTAGGAGGTTTATTTTTCCCAGGATACCCGTAGCACTTCTATCCCCACACTCAAATTATAATTTTATTCGACCAATCCCTATACCCCTACTCCCATCTACATTTCATCCAATTTTACCTAATTTATCATATCATCGTATCAACATCGTAAAAATCCAGTAATACCAATGGTTTCACTTATTCTATATTAACTAAAATAGATATATATAAAATCAATAAAATCCATTTAACCTTAGTAATATCAATGCTTTAACCGGTATATTCACCCATTTTATCGATAACTAAAATCAATATAAATATCTTTTCTTTAGAAGCAGGTTCAAATGTATATATATCAATGGATTAGATATAATTTATATGTATATTTACGATAACACTTTTTAGAAATAATAAAATATAAATATAATTTTTGACATTTAACTTTTATTATGGTATAATTGGGTTGGTTAAAAGTAGTAAAATATAAATATAATTACCTACTAATTTTCGGAAATTCCAATATAGGATTTTCAAAAATTAGTAACTAAAAAAAAGGAGGAATTACGTGGAATATATTAAAGACTATATTAACCTGACGGTATTAGATAAAAGGAAATTCAATTTGATATGTTCAGGAACGGGTACTGGAAAGACCTACTATATAGCAAATGAGTTTAGACATCAATTGCCTAGCATTAAACCACATGAAATAATATTTGTAGCATCTCGCTCTTTAATAGTAGAACAGCAGAATAAGGTGAAAGGAATTTCAAAATTTAGTTTAAAGAATAAAAATATAATTAGTTACTGGCATGGAGAAATAGATTCATTAGACGTAATAAGAAATGCGGGAATACAAATAATGACCTATGATAAGATCATAAACATTTTATCTAAAAGGAATATTGAAGGTTTAGAAACATTAAGTAAAGTAAAAGCAATTGTGTTTGATGAATGCCATACATTATTTAGTGATACTTTTATTAAAGATATGGAAATGTTGAAGGTTTGGATAAGAGATAATTTATATACTGGTAAAAAAATTATAATAGGGTTGACGGCTACTCCATCTATAATAAAATATTATCAGAAGGAATGGGGGGTTAGTATCAATAAGTTGAACGAAGAAATTCTTATTAACTATAAAGTAAAACAATTACATTGTACTAATTTTGATACTATTCCCTATATAGTAACTACTCAATTAGAAGGTAAAACTTTAATAATGTGCTATTCTTACAGACAATGTAAGGAATTAAAAAAGAAAATACCTAATTCAACCATTCTTATTAGTAAAAGTAATAAAAACTTTACCAAAGAGATGGATAATATAAGACAATACATAATCAATTTTGAATCTCTGCCGGATACTTTTATAGATGATGATGGCGAAGAAAAGGAACTTAATGTATTGATTACTACTAGTACTATGAGAGAAGGATTAAATTTAAGAGAATATAGTGGGGTTAGAAACGTTATATGTTGTTTCTCTGATGAACTACATGTAACACAATTTGTTGGTAGAGCTAGGTACAGTATTGATAACTTAATTGTAGCAGATACATATATAAATGCTGATAATTCTAGTACTAATATCTATTTATCTAATTGTAGAAAGAAATTTAAAAATTATATGAGGAATAAAGATAATACATCTTGGTTTGATAGTATTTCCCATTTAGTAGATCATGATGTTTATGGAGTAAAAAGATTTATACTTACGCATGATGAAAACAAGTTTATTGATTATATTAATTGTAAGTGGTTAGTTCCAAAAGGAATTTCAGAAAGAGAGTTGGACAAATATAAAATATACAAAAAAGAACATAAGGATGAAATAGTTGATATGGCTATTAAATGTAGATTATTAAAATTGTATTTATATAAAATTACATTTAATAAAGTAATTAATTTAATGAAAAATAGTTTAGGATATATGATTGAAAGCAAGCAAGGAACTATAGATAAAAAAAGACATACATATAAATTAGTAGTCGATTTTGATGAAGAAAAAATAAATTTGGAGGAAACAAAAGATGACAATAGGAATTTATAAGATTACTAATATAAAAAATAATAAGGTATATATAGGGAGTAGTAAAGATATTGAAAAAAGGTGGAAAGAACATTTATATAGGCTAAAATATGGGATACATCATTCAGTTAAATTACAAAGAAGCTATGATAAAATAGAAGATAAGTCTGTATTTAAATTTGATATTATTGAGGAAGCTACAGAAGATATATTAAAAGAACGTGAACAATATTACATTGATTTATATGATTCTTTTAATACTGGATATAATTGTTGTGCGGAAGTGGATAATCCAAAGTATAATTTAACTAACGTTAAAAAAGCAAATAAAGCAAAACAATTGAATATATTTTATGATGAATTTATGACATTGTACGGCCAGTATCAAGATAATTTTGAATTTGGGAGTACTTTTTTAGATAGATTGAGTGAAAAACATTATAAACTTCCAGTATATAAAAGTACTGTTGGGATTATGAAATGGTTTCTAGAAAATTATAACCCAGATGAATATATTGGCAGATTCTCCGTACATGGAAATCAACAATATTTTCTTGTAGTAGGAGATAAAAATGAAAATGAATTTGCTTGTTATAAATGGCAGAATAATAAAATGTATAATAGTCATCAAGATACTGAATTATACAGAAGTTACATAGAAGATAAAAATTTATTAGATATTAATAAGCATTATATTGTAGATGTTCCCATTTTACATTAACAAAATATAAATATAATTATTATACTTGATTTAATTATATATTTATGGTATAATCGGGGTAGCAGGAGGAGGTGATATATACGCATACTTATTTAGGAAAATATTATATCTTTCATGAAGTCGACTACGATGGAAACCCAACAGACAACAGGGACGCAACCTACCTACAATGTAGATACAAATCACAGATATATAGATTTGACGAAGACACATTGGCTATAGATTTTATGACTACTAATTCTGCGAATATTATAATTTCTGAATTAAGGAAAGAGAAAATAAAAATAAAAAAATTCTCGGAAGGGTCGTCTGAAAGTACTTATCTGTTTTCTGAAAAAAAAATAGATAAAGTAGCAAAAATAATGAAACCAAGAAAGAAAGGTAAAAACATTCAAATGAAGGGACTTAGGGATCGAAATTTAAAAGATAAACAAAAATATTTAATGAAATATTGAGGAGGATAGGAAAAATAAATAAGATATATAAAATGCCAGATATTGTTATTGTTGGATATGGGAGAACGCAAACATATCAAATTAAATGTTTGAAATGTGGTAAAAAATTTTTTCCCGGAAAACAAATTGATTTTTTCTGTGAAGACTGCTTACATAAAAAGTTAAAAAGAGAAAAATACATAAGGGACGAACATTATTCAAATGTAGAATGTGTGGGAAATATAGTTGGTTGGGAAAATAAAGTTGCATGTAATAATCAAAGGTCAAGATATAATTATAAAAAAGTATATAAACGTGATGGATTTACTTGCCAATATTGTAACTATAACCTTAGAAATAATCCAGAATTTATCCCATTATGGATAGACCATATTATTCCTCATATTTATGGTGGAGGTAATAGGATGGAAAATTTAGTTGTATCATGTCAAATGTGCAATCAAATAGCTGGCAGTAAAGTTTTTAACGATTTTGACAGCAAGAAGAAATATATACTACAAAGACGCATTGATAAAGGATTATATGTTGCTCCCTATTTAATAAAAATATATGAATTAGATATATAAAGTCAAAAAATAATTAACTAATTAAAACTTACACTGTATTCCATGAAAGTTTGCTTTAATTCGGAATTTACTCGATTTAAAATGAGATAACTTTTTAGGCAACACCCTTCTATCCCTTATATATCAATGGATAGAGGTCGCTTTTGAAAAATTACAAAAAACACCCTATTTTCGGGGTCAAGGAGGTCATTTTACCCTTGAAAAAGAGAAGAAAATTTTTGGTTAAAAATAATAAGATTACAAAGTCTGGATGGAAATTAATTAATACAAAATATAAATATAATTGCGGAGGTTAAAATATGAAAAATACATATAGTGGCACATTGATTTACAATAATTTAGGTGAATATGAGTTAGGCAAAACAAATATATCGGAAATATTAAATATAATATATCGCCACCCAACAAATAATCATATACAAATTAAAATGAC